ATTATTCCTCATATAATGTTTATATTATACGGGAAATTTATGTAAATGTCAAGAGTTGATTTTAACCAATTGAGAAGCCGTATCCTTGGCCACCTGCGACTTGTGTTTTAAGTTCGTCGTCAAGTGCTTGGATTTCGGCAATAGCTTCGGCTTTTAGAGCATCACCATTAAGTGATGTACCACCTTGTGGACCAGCTACTGTGGCAAATTTGCTTCGTGCTTCACCAAGCATATATTTACAAGTAGCAAGTGTATAATCTTTTAACCATTGTTGGGCTAGATAGTCTTTTAATAATTGGCTATCAGGACGGTAATTATAAGCATATAATAGTAATTCTTCTTGAGCACGTGGACGTTGTAATATTGTTAATTCTTTAGTAGTTGTATTCCATTTAAATTCAATAAAACTACCAAACATTCTTCCAACAAGTTCTTGATATCCTGCAAATAATTCATATGTAGCTAACCCACCCATATTTGTACTTGCTAATAGATAGGTATTTGTATATGCTAAATTAAATGGTTCAAATAATGTACCACCATCTCCACCGCCAGTGCGTGATCCTATTGAACGTCTATGTATACGTCTAACTTCGACTACTTCTTCTGGTAAAATATAAGTATTTTGATCAATTACTGTTGGTAAAAATAAATATGATTCTTCAACTGAATTATCAGAACGCTGTCTAAATTTAGCAAAAGCCTTTTTAAGGGCTTCTTCATAATGAGCTGGATCAAGCTCAACATCAACCATTCCTCCACCGAGGCTTAGGTTTACATAATCATATACTTCTTGTTTTTGTGTAGCTAAATCGCTCATATTGTATGCTCTCCATATGTATTTATCGGATACCGACATCGAATAAATACTGTTACGATGCCTAGACTCACACTATATAAGCCCGAACGCGGTGACGATTATATCTTCCTAGATAAGCACATTGGGGAGATGTTTCAAGTCGGTGGAACTGACGTTTTTATTCACAAGTATTTAGGACCACAAAATCCTGAAGAAACTGCCGCTACAGCTGATCAACCCCGTTACGATGCAGTAAAAGAAACAAATATACAAGATATGCTATTCCTTGAAAATAGGGATAGAAAGTATGATCCTGACATTTATCATACTAGGGGTATTTACAATGTACAAGATATTGACTTTGATATGAGTCAGTTTGGATTATTCCTACAAAATGATACATTGTTTATGACTATGCACATTAATGATAGTGTTAAAACATTAGGTAGAAAAATTATGTCAGGTGATGTAATAGAATTACCTCATTTAAAAGATCCTCATGCACTTAATGACTTTAGTCTTGCACTAAAACGTTTTTATGTTGTTGAAGATGTTAATAGGGCGGCTGAAGGATTTAGTCAAACTTGGTATCCACATTTGTATCGTGTAAAAATGAAACAAATTGTAGATAGTCAAGAGTTTAAAGAAATACTTGATCTACCAGCAGAAGAAGGTTCAGCTAATACATTACGTGATGTATTGTCTACGTATGAAAAAGAAATGCAAATTAATGAGGCAGTTGTTGCTCAAGCAGAAGCTGATGCACCTAAGTCAGGTTATGAAACACAACATTTATATACATTACAAGTTGATAAAGATGGTAAACCAGAACTTGTTACAACAGATATTGATACATTAGATGCATCGCAGGCAACTTTATTAGCAGACAGAGTTAACCAAACACCTGAACGAAATGGTTATGATGGTTACTTATTAGGTGATGGTATAGCACCAAATGGAGAAGCGTTTGGTCATGGTATAGGATTTCCAACACTACAAATTAAAGGTGATTATTTCTTAAGAACAGATTTCTTACCTAATAGATTATTTAGGTATGATGGGAACAGGTGGATTAAAATGGAAGATGCAGTACGTATGACGTTAACAAATACAGATACAAGAACTACAATAAAAACTGGTTTTATTAATAATGCTAAAGAAAATGTGATAGGAACAGAAACTGTTAAAGAACGTCAACCGTTGTCTAAAGCACTTAAACCAAAGGCAGATAATTAATGCAACATTTTTATGATGGACAAATAAGACGTTATATTACTCAACTTATACGGTTGTTTAGTAACTTTTCTTATAAAGATGGTAAGGGTAATTTAACACAAATACCTGTAATGTATGGTGACATTACCCGTCAGGTTGGCCATATCATACGAGATAATAGCGAGAATAAAATACCTAGTGCTCCTAGAATAAGTGTTTATGTAACTGGATTAGAAATGGATAGAAGTAGAACTATCGATGCAACTTATACAGGAAAAATTCATTTACGTGAAAGAAGTTATGATGCTGACGGGGAAGAATATTTAAATACACAAGGAAATAATTACACCGTAGAACGATTAGCACCAACACCATTTAAGTTAGTTGTAAATTGTGATATTTGGTCAACTAATACAGAACAAAAATTACAAATAATAGAACAAATATTAGTATTGTTTAATCCAAGTTTAGAAATTCAAACAACTGATAATTATATCGACTGGACTAGTTTAAGTGTAGTAGATTTAGAAAACATTCAATTCTCAACTAGAAGTATTCCTATCGGTACAGAAAGTATGATTGATGTTGCACAAATAGGATTTAGTACTCCTATTTGGATATCACCTCCTGCTAAAGTTAAAAAATTAGGAGTTATAACAAGTGTTGTAATGAGTATTTTTGATGAAACTAAAGGAACAATTGATTTAGGTGCTTCACAACCTGAACTTAAACGTTACGATGATAGTGAATCACAAGATGTTAAAGGTGATGATGCTACAAGTACTAAACATGACAAGTCAGCTACAGCAACTAGAGCCGATGCTGTGTCGTTAGCAATTACTACATTTAAAGATTATGATTTAATAGTAACTAATAGTATTGCTGTATTAGGTGATAAAGGTATTGCTGGTGAAATAAATTGGCGAGTAATTTTAGATGCATTACCTGGAGAATACATAGCTGGGTTAAGTAAACTTTATTTAAACAGATTAGATTTAGGTAGTGTTATAGGAACTATTGCACTTAATGAATTAGATGAAACACAAATTATTGTAAACTGGGATACTGATACTATTCCAACTAATTCAGTATTTGAAGGACCAGCAATTACTAAAGGAACTATTGATTATATAATTGATCCAACAAGAACTAATCCTACAAATATTAAACAAAGTGGTGTTAGAATTTTATTACTAGGTGATATTGGAGACCAAACAAATGTAGATGGCGCAGATGCTTGGAAAGATATTAGTGGTAATGATTTAATTGCATCAGAAAATGATATAATTGAATGGGATGGTAATGCTTGGACTATAGTATTCAATGCTAGTGATAATGATGGATCTGATTCAACTGTAGATATAAAATATACAACCAACCTTAATACCGGTATCCAATATAAATGGGACGGTACAGAATGGACATTAAGTTTCGAAGGCGAATACCGAAAAGGCACTTGGCGAGTAGCACTTTAGCATAATTATTAGTATGTCAGCTAATATTATATGTAGTGGTGCCCTCTTTTACACATTAGATACACAAAGATTTTTATTCTTACATAGAGTACAAAGCAAACAAAATAACGTTTGGGGTCTTGTTGGTGGTACTAATGAAAGTGAAGAAATACCATTTCAAGCATTACAAAGAGAAATTAAAGAAGAAATAGGTGATCCACCTACTATAATAAAGTCTATTCCTCTAGAAACATTTGTTAGTAGAGATGATAAATTTAATTTCCATACCTATCTTTGCGTAATAAAAACTGAATTCATTCCAAAATTAAATGAAGAGCATAATGGATTTGCTTGGGTAAGTTTTAATAACTGGCCTAAACCATTACATCAAGGGCTACGTAATACATTACAAAATAAAGCAAATTTAACAAAATTAGAAACTGTTTTTAAATTAGTATCATTGATGGAACAAAATGATTAAAGTATATGGCGATATTATGCTAGACCGTTGGATTATCGGTAAAGCTGATAGAGTATCGCCCGAAGCTGATGTTTTAATTTTGAATGAACATCATCAAACATTTAATTTAGGTGGCGCGGCTAATTTAGCAATTAATCTAAAAAATATTAATGTTGATATAGAGTTATATGGAGCAATAGGTACAGACAAAGAAGGTATTAAGGTTCTTAAGTTATTAGAGAATACTGATGTAATTGTTAATTTAGCTAGTGATTTAAAAATAACAACTACCAAAACAAGACTTGTAGGGAATTCAGGACAACATCTTTTGCGTTGGGATAGAGAAGAAGTTTATTATGGGCTTGATGCAATTGATAGATTAAAAGAAAATGTTTATGCTAACGATATTGTTATTATTAGTGACTATAATAAAGGAACAGTTAGTGAAGATACTATTGAAGACTTATTAAGTATAGCAGATATAAAATTATTTGTTGATCCTAAACAAGATGCACGTTTTTATGATGGTGCATTTTTAGTTAAGCCAAACATGAAAGAATATGAATCATGGAATGGCAAGTATAATAAAACTTATGCATTAGAATATATGCGTGACCATAATTGGACGTGGTTAATTGTAACTGCTGGTGCAAACGGTATTCATGTTTTAAATAAAAATGGCGATTATAATTATTTTAAAGAAGATACAAAAGAAGTATCAGATGTTACAGGTGCAGGAGATATAGTTTTAGCAGTTATAGTTTATGCTTATAATAAAGGATTAAGTATTCCTTCTGCCTGTGAACTTGCTTGTTATGCCGCCACTCGTAGTGTAGAAAAACGAGGAGTTGTTCCAGTAACATTAGATGATTTGGATAGAGGTATTGTATGGACTAATGGTGTGTTTGATATACTACATACTGGTCATTTAAAGCTTCTTAGACACGCACACAAGCTAGGTAAACGTCTTGTGGTGGGTGTTAATAGTGATGTAAGTGTTAGACGTCTTAAGGGCGAAAATAGACCTATTAATAATGAACTTAAAAGAAAAGAAACATTAGAGGAATTAGGGTTTATAGATGAGGTTATAATATTTGACGAAGATACTCCAATAGATACTATTAAAAAAATTAAACCAAATATTATTGTAAAAGGTGATGACTATACCGTAGAAACAACTGTAGGAAATGAGATGGCAAAGGTCGTTATATTTCCTAGAGTAGAAGGACATTCTACAACAGACTTAATAAAGAAAATTAAACAATGAACTCAGAATTACTAATTCACTTAGAACGTTTTGGAGATGCATATAATACTAAAGATAGTTCACTATTTTTTTATGCATTGACTAAAATGAAACATTATAACACTTTTGTAGAGTTCGGTACTGGACTAGGTTGTACTGCGTTTGCAGTTGCTTCTGCAATGAAAGAGAATGGATATGGTAAATGTATAACCATTGACAATGGTATGGAATATGTATCTCAAATTGGTGAGACTTATTCAGAGTTTATTAATTCTATGGTTGAAAAAATAGAAATACAAAATCATTTTACTTTATTAAACAAAGAAATAGAATTTAAACCAATTAGTAATGTTGATTGTGTATTTGCTGATTTTGATAGAGAGGTTACTACTATTGAAAAATTAATGGTATGGGCGTTTTATAGTATAAATGACTATTCGTCTATTTTTATAGATGGATTAAGTAACTTTCCTGAAGGGTTTTATTACACAAAACTTTTAGTTAATAAGTTAAACGAAAATAAGATACCTAACTTTTTATCAATGCATAAAAAGTTTATTGAAGAGCATAATTTTTCTTTAATAAACATAAGAAAACAAGATAAAAATAATACAGGACAAGGTGGTATGTCTTGGATTAAAATAGAATCGAATAATATATGAGAATTTTAATTACAGGAAGTAACGGGTTTATAGGTAAAAATTTATCCTCTTATTTTACACATAAAGGACATATAGTAAAGGGCTATGAATATATTGACGGTCGTTTTCCAGATCCAAAAGAACATGATAGAGTAATTCATTTAGGAGCAATTAGTGATACAACAGAAAAAGATGTTGATAAAATATTAAAACAAAATTACGAATTTAGTATTAAAATGTTAGAATTATGTGATATCTCTGGTGTAACATTTATGTATGCATCTAGTGCCAGTCTGTATGGTAATAATAAAGAGTTTAAAGAAAATTCACCTGTAGATCCACAGTCGCCATATGCATGGAGCAAATACTTATTTGATAGATTTGTTTTATCAGTGAGTGAATATCAAGTTAATGTTCAAGGCTTTAGATTTTTTAATGTATATGGGCCTGGTGAAGATCATAAAGGCGACCAAATGAGTGTATTTCATAAGTTTAAAAATGAAGCTATAGCTACTGGAAAGATAAAAATATTTAAAGGTAGTGATGACATTTATAGAGATTTTATTCATGTTGGTGATGTATGTGAAATTTTGGAAAAGTTTTTAACAGTTGATGCAACAGATATTTGGAATATTGGTACAGGAAAAGCAACATCATTCAGGTATATAGCAGATTTAATGGCTAAAAAGTGGGGCGTTGAAGTTGTAGAAATTCCAATACCTGATAATTTAAAAAACCAATACCAATATTATACTAAAGCAAACATAGAAAAGTTAAGTAATACTATAGGTGAACACAATTTTAGAAAAGTAGAGGATTTTATTTTATGACGCAATTAAAAGGTAAAATAGATAAAGGTTGGGGTTATGAATTAATTTGGGCTTCTACTGAGAAGTATTGCGGGAAAATTTTAGTTTTTGAAAAGCGTGAAGCAAAATTTTCTATGCATTTTCATAAAGAAAAAGAAGAAAGTTGGTTTGTTAATGATGGTCAATTTAAAGTACTTTGGATTGATACTACAACTGCCCAGCTTTTGCAAAAAGATTTAGTAGCAGGAAGCACTTGGCATAACCCACCTTTACAACCGCATCAAGTAGTATGCATAGAACCAGGTAGTATAACTGAAGTTAGTACAGCTGATTCAGTTGAAGATAATTATCGTGTTATACCTGGAGATAGTCAAACTATCGAAAAAGATACTGGTACTAATCCCACAATTAGTGATACTACTTCTCAGACTACTGCAAAGGTAACTTAATGCATATAGAACCTTTGTTTCCAATAGGGTTACTAGTTCACGATGTGTCACCCGATGTAGCTGATAAAGTAGAAGAACTTGTAGTTAAAAATTTAGATAAGATGCCTTCTCGCGAAGGTCCTGCCCCACACTCAACAGATTATTTTGAACCCGAAAAAACAATAAAAGATTTACGTAAAGAACTTCCTGAGTTATGGAGTGACATACGTGAGTGTAAAGAAAGATACCAAGAAGGATGTAATTACAAAGCAATCAATAGACAAATAAAAAATAATTTAGATGAATTTGAATATTGGGTGCAAGATTATATTGAAAACGATCATCACGATGAACATGAACATGGTATAGGACGTATTTCTGGAATATACTGGGTTAGAGCAAACGAACACGCCGGAGGTTTAATGTTTAAAACTCCTAATCCATTTACTGAATATGCACAAGATTATGATATTAATGCTATATGGTCTTGGCAAGGAAGTGTATACCAACCTGTTAAAGGAAGAATGTTAATGTTTCCTTCATACTTAAAGCATACAGTATTACCTAGTCAAAAAGGTGTAATACGTTCAACGATTGCTTTTAACTTTTAGGCTTGAGCTTCGCCCCATCTAAGAATTAAGTTTGCGTCAACTGCCGCACCCGACGTCTTATAAACATTAATTGCTAATACATCAGGACCATTAGGATAAGTTCCTCGCCCGCCTAGTGTAGTATTTGTTAATTCTTTCAAACCTGATAAGTCTAAGTTAGCAAGTTCACCTGGGTTTGCAATAAATGAAAATACAGTTTCGCCTGGCTGTGCATACGGTGGTTGTCCAAATAAGAACCCTACAGTTGCGCCAGCAGTTACAGTTGCAATTGATGTTTGTGAAAATGTTACTTTATAAAACTCTGTTCCACCAAACTGTGCTAGAGGGGCAACGTGTGATACCGCAGTACCTCCCGGAAACTTCGCATCACTTACTTCTGTACCAGCAACTGCTTGAGTTGTTTCCCAACTTGCTTTTGTAAAGTACAAATAGTTAGTATAAGTTAAATCACCACCTACACCAAATGTAACTGATTCACCAGCAGTAATTTGTCCTGATGCACCGTTTGTGAATCTAACAAAGTATCTACTTCCTTGGTCGTAAATTTGAGTTATAGTTGTTCCTGATGGAAAGTCTGAAGTACCTGAACCCGGACTACCTGTTGCAATAACTTCTGTACCAACAACAACTTCACCGTTCATTGCTTCCCATTGAGCTTCTGAGAAATATAAATAATTCCTGCCCCAATAATTGGCATACAATGCATCAGCTGATGCTGTCAATTGTGAAGTTGTAGTTCCGTTTCTAATAACCTGTGTAGGACCTGTACTCCATGTAACACCTCCACCTGGTGCCACCTGTGCAAAGCTAGGTTGGCCACCTGCCGCTAGTCCTGATAGTCCACTCCAACCAACGTTACCTGGATCAAGTGGATAGTTTTGTGGGTTTAACACACCCTCAATAACAATACCGCCTGTGCTTGTA